CTTCGGATTCGAGACAAAGACCGAGGATGGCAAGCCCACGAAACTGCAGGAGGCTACTATCCGAAAAATCCTCGCGGCGGGCGGCACTGCGCTGGTGGTGCGTTCGGTTGACGAGGTGCGAACCGCGATAAACGGTTCCCTGCGCTGATACAAAGATACATCGCTCCGATGCAACGATGCCTATTTCCGACAATGGGAGGTATCGCATATGAGCAACATCACAAATTACGAGAACCTTGCGAACGCCATAATCCTGCAGGCCGTGAAGGACTATCGGATGGCTCTGAAATGTCTGAAGAGAAATCCGAAGAACAGGACGGCTCTGGCGGACAAGGACGAGATCGAGAGATTCTTTCGTTCGCAGTGGTTCACGGTTTTAACGAGTGTTGACGGCGAGATGCTGATCCGCTCCCTGACAATGGAGGTGGACGCATGACCGCTAAAGAATATCTGAACCAGGCGCGGCACCTGGACGCACTCATCAACTGCCGCCTGCGTGAGATTGACTACTGGAGGAATTTATCGAGCAGCGTCTCATGCATGAAATTCGACGGGATGCCGCACAGTCCCAACCGTCCGACAGAAGCGCCTTTCGTGAGGTGTCTTGAAAAGATAGACGAGATTCAGAGGGACGTGGAGAAAAAGGTGGCGTACCTGGTACGGCTCAAGGAAGAAATCAACGCGGCAATTGATATGCTTGCAAGTCGGGATGAACAGCTTTTACTTCGCTATCGTTACCTTGATGATTTCACCTGGGAGGAGATCGCCAGGATGCTGAACGTGTCGCTCCGCACGGTGCATCGCATACACGGGTCGGCTTTGCAGAATTTTATCGTACCGGATTGAAAGTTGGCACGGTTTGGCACGGAATGTCACTATTGACCTATGGTATGATTACAATAGCAAAGTAGAATAAGACGAGCCTCATGGGAGCAATCCCGTGGGGCTTTTCTCATGCCCGAAGGAGGTGAGCAAATGCCCAAGCGACCACTCCGACCCTGCTCTCATCCCGGCTGCCCCAACCTCTGCGAAGGACAGTTCTGTGAACAGCACCGTGTGGAGGAACGCCGAAAATACGATAAATACGAGCGCAGTTCCGATGTCAACCGCAAGTACGGCAGAGCGTGGAAACGCATTCGTGACCGCTATGCGGCAGAACACCCTCTCTGTGAGATGTGCCTCAAGGAAGGTCGGTTAACTCCGGTACAGGAAGTTCACCACATTCTGCCCGTTTCCAAAGGCGGTACTCACGCAAGGGACAACCTCATGAGCCTTTGTCAGTCCTGCCACACCAAGATCCACCACGACCTCGGCGACCGGTAGGGGGATGAAAATCTCCGGGACCTTTTCGGTCGGGCAACGGCCCGGGGTCACGTGCGCGAAAAAGGCGAAATCAAAAGGGTAATTAAGGGAGGTGAACTCGGATGCCCACAAAATCGAATAACACAGGCGGGGGCGGGGGGGGCGAAC